GAGATGCATTAAAAAGCTTACGAGCGTGGCACCCCAGGAGCTGTTGGTGTGATGAGAAAGGGCGAAACTTTGGTCGGGGACGCTCTTTCTCGTTTTTTTGGAACGTGAACAGGATACCGCAGAGCAAAGGTGGGGGCAATAAAAAACGTCGCCCAAGGCGACGGAGAATAACAGGTATGCAGGATTATTTGTGAAAAGAAATCGGCGCAGAATTATCGTCGGCAGAGAGGATAAGTCGGCGCTTAACAGTTAGGGATGCCGTTGCAGCTGTTCCTGCAGGCACTCCACTTGATGATTGGATTGAGTTTGCAAAGGCAACGAAGCTGAAAGCAGCAGCCCTTAAGAAAGTACGTCCGTTCATCACGGAAAAAGACTCGACCGCACAGCCAATAGATGGAGAACCGGACGCTGACCTCAGAGATACGGAAATCGTTCCGTTCTTATATGAAGGTGGTATTGATGCTTTCGTGCAGAATGAGGTGCTTACTTATGCACCAGATGCGTGGGTAGATACCAAAAAGACAACAATTGGCTATGAAATAAGTTTCTCCAAATACTTTTACAAGCCTACTCCGATGCGGGATATGAAATCCATCATCGAAGGGCTTGAAGAATTAGAGAAGGCATCTGATGGAATGTTGAGCGAAATTATGGGAGGACTACTGGATGAGTACCAATCTGTTTAATCCCTCTGATAAGCGTAACTATCCATCGAGATGGCCACTTTATAGAGGCAAGCAATTATTCCGTGTAATAGATGAACGTTCCGAAGATGGCTCAGAGGAACTGTTGTCTGTTTCACATATTACGGGAATCACTCCTCGAAGCCAAAAGAATGTGACCATGTTTCAGGCAGAATCTCTGGTTGGCTATAAACTCTGCCGGGTTGGGGATATTGCCGCAAACACAATGTGGACATGGCAAGGAGCTATTGGAGTCTCTGGCTATGCCGGAGTAGTCAGCCCAGCTTACAATGTGTACCGCCAGAACGGAGATATATTCAATCCCCGTTTCCTTGACATGCTTCTGAGGGAGCGTGGGCTGATTGATGTATATCACTCTCTTTCGACCGGAATTAGACCGTCAAGGCTGAGGCTCTATCCCGATGTGTTTTTGACGATTCGTTTTCCTGTTCCGGCAAGAGAAGAGCAAGACCACATAGTACAATTTTTAGGGTGGAAGCTGTCAAAAATAAATAAACTAATCTCAATACATAAAAGAGAAATCAGTTTGCTCGAAGAAATGAAACAAGCCCAGATTAACACTCTGTTCTTTAACCTTGCACAGGAAGGTGTCGCAAAAAAACGACTAAAGAGCATTTCTCAGTGCAATCAGGCAACACTTGATGAGTCTACACCGTCTGACTATCTTTTCAGATATGTTGATATAGGCTCTGTTGATGCAAAACGCGGGATAACCCACTACGAAGAGATGGTATTTGGAAAAGCGCCTTCTCGTGCAAGACGTATAGTTCACAACGGTGATCTTATAATTTCAACTGTAAGGACGTATTTGCGAGCAATTGCGAAAATTGAAGAAGATGATAATGTGATTGTTTCGACAGGATTTGCCGTGCTTACACCAAAAAATGTAAATAGTAAATATTTAGAATACTGTTTCAAATCGGATCAGTTTTGCGATGAAGTTATGCGTAGATCTATTGGCATAGCTTATCCGGCAATAAATGCGTCTGTGCTCATGGATATCTCAATTCCCGTTCCAGATTATGCAGTTCAATTGGAAATTGGAGAAAGACTTAATGCTGAATGTGGGCGGATAAATGATAGCATTGACTTCAAAAGGAATCAAATTTCTGAACTATTGGAGTTGAAAAGCCAAATAGTATCAAATGTTGTCACTGGCAAGATTGATGTCCGCGACATTAAGATACCGGACTATGAATATGTGGCAGACGAAACCGATGCGGATTCGGACGAGGATGCCGATATGGAAGAGACCGACGATCAGGAGGAATGATTATGGCCTTCACCAACACAAAAGAATCTGGACTTGAAGCCTTAATCGTGAAATGGCTCGTTGAGCAGAACGGCTATGAAGAGGGCTCCAATGCCGACTATAACAAGGAATATGTGGTGGATGAGACGCGCCTGTTCCGTTTCCTGTCTGACACGCAGTCGGATGAAATGGAGAAGCTCGGCGTGTTCCATTCGGATACGAAGAAGCGCCAGTTTCTGAATCGCCTGCAGGGTGAGATTGCTAAGCGCGGTGTGATTGACGTTCTCCGTAACGGCGTGAAGGTCTATCCCGCCGATCTCATCATGTTCTATCTGATTCCTTCCGAGGGCAACGAGGAATCCAAGAAACTGTATGCTAAAAACATCTTCAGCGTTACGCGGCAACTGCGCTATTCTCAGGATGCCGGAAAGCTTGCGTTGGATCTCTGCATCTTCATCAATGGTCTGCCGGTCATCACGATGGAGCTGAAGAATTCTCTTACCAAACAGACGACCGAGGATGCTGTCCAGCAGTATAAGGATGACCGTGATCCGCATGACTTGCTGTTTTCCTTCAAACGCTGCATGGTGCATTTTGCCGTGGATGATACCACAATTCAGTTCTGCACCAAGCTGGCCGGTAAGAACAGCTGGTTTCTGCCGTTCAACAAAGGCTATAACGATGGTGCCGGGAATCCGCCGAATCCGGACGGGTTGATGACGGATTATCTTTGGAAGAACATCCTGACCAAAGAGATGCTGACGCTTATCATCGAAAACTATGCGCAGGTCGTGGTTGAGGTTGATGAAGACACAAAGAAGAAAACCGAGAAGCAGATATTCCCGCGCTACCATCAGCTTGATGTGGTTATGAAGCTTCTCGCGGATGTGCAGGAAAACGGCATCGGCAAGCGCTATCTGATCCAGCATAGTGCGGGCAGTGGTAAGTCCAACTCCATCGCATGGCTTGCGCATCAGCTGATCGGGCTGGAAGAAAACGGGCACCCTATGATTGATTCTGTGCTTGTTGTTACCGATCGCCGGATACTGGACAAGCAGATCCGAAACACCATTAAGCAGTTTATGCAGGTCAAGAATACCGTGGTGTGGGCGGAGCATTCAGGTGATTTGAGAAAAGCGATACAGGACGGCAAGCGCATTATCATCACCACGGTTGAGAAGTTCCCGTATATTGCTACGGAAATCGGGCAAGAGCATCGGAATAATCGTTTTGCTATCATCATTGATGAAGCGCACTCCGGTCAGAGCGGGCGAAATTCCGCGAACATGAATCTGGCATTGTCTGGCCTTGCATCCGATGATGAGATGGACAATGAGGATAAAATCAATGCGTTGGTGGAAGGTCGGAAACTCCTGACTACGGCCAGCTATTTCGCCTTTACTGCCACGCCGAAGAATAAAACCGAGGAGACTTTTGGTGTCCCCTATGAGGAAGATGGTGAGATCAAACATCGCCCGTTCCACGTCTACACCATGAAGCAGGCGATTCAGGAAGGTTTTATCCTGGATGTTCTGAAGAACTATACCGCCATTGATAGCTTCTACAAAATCATGAAGACCGTCGAGGACGATCCCATGTTTGATAAGAAGCGTGCGCAGAAGAAACTCCGCGCTTTTGTAGAGGGAAACGAATTCACGATCTCCAAGAAGGCTGCCATGATGGTTGAGCACTTCCATGAGCAGGTCATCGCCAGAAAGAAGATCAATGGGCAGGCCCGTGCGATGGTGGTTACCGCCAGCATCCCGCGCTGCATTGAATACTACTACGCCATCAACAAGTGCCTTGCGGAGCGCCATAGCCCGTATAAGACGATAGTGGCATTCTCCGGAGAGCATAAGTATAAAGGAATGGAACCAGCGTTGACATCTGCGGCCATGAACGGTTTCCCCGATGCAAAAATACCGAAGGAGTTTAAGAAAGATCCGTATCGTATCCTGATTGTGGCAGACATGTTCCAGACCGGCTTTGACGAGCCGTTGCTGCATACCATGTACGTAGACAAGCCACTTTATGACATTGGCGCGGTACAAACGCTTTCTCGTCTGAATAGGGCTTATCCTGGGAAGGATGATACCTTTGTGTTGGATTTCGCCAACAAGACATCTGTCATCCAGGAATCATTCTCTAAGTATTACCGTACCACTATTCTTTCCGGCGAGACCGATCCCAACAAGCTCTATGACCTGATTACCATCATGGAAAAGCATCAGGTATATGATGACAGCGATGTGGAACGGCTGGTCGATCTGTTCTTGAGTGGCGCGGAGCGTGATCGGCTCGATCCTACACTCGACGCATGTGCGGCCGTGTATAAGCAGTTAGAGACTGATGACCAGATTGATTTTAAGAGTGCTGCTAAGTCTTTCGTGCGCACATATGGATTCCTTGGCGCAATTCTCCCGTATGGGAATGTAGAATGGGAAAAGCTATCGATTTTCCTCACGTTGCTTCTTCCGAAGCTGCCGTCGCCGAGACAGGATGATCTGTCCGAGGGCATTCAGAACACAATTGATCTTTCCAGTTACCGGAACGAGGCGCAGGCTACTATCTCTATAAAACTGGAAGATGCTGATGCAGAGATTGCTCCTGTTCCGGCAGGCAAGACCGGACATATTGTGGAACCGGAAATGGATTTGTTGTCGCGGATCATTGCTGACTTCAATGACATGTTCGGAAACATCAATTGGAACGACGCTGATAATGTACAGCAACAGATTCTTCGGATTCCGGAGATGGTATCAAAGGATAAAAAGTATCAAAATGCAATGAAGAACTCAGATGCCCAAAGCGCGCGTATGGAGAGTGAGCGTGCTTTGCAACAGGTGATTTTTGAGATTATGGCTGACAATATGGAGTTGTTCAAACAGTTTCAGGATAATCCTTCGTTCAAGAAGTGGTTGTCTGATCTGGTGTTTAACTTGACTTATAATCCAGAAGGAAAACCGTATGTGATTCCGTCTCCGAGAGAACAGGAGAAAAAATCCGTATACTATGACTTTAGACCTGAGCAGGATTTAATGAAGGTCGCAGAAGAACAGGCTCCATATGGAACCAAGGAATAATGAGTCTTTTAAGAGGCACCTATGAAGCAGCTTAAACAAAAAGAATATGAGGAGTTCCAGAATTACCTCTATTACAAAGCGCATGGTTATATCTGGACGCCGGACACGCTGGAGCTGATCTGCAGCGTGAACGACAATGATCCGGAGCGGATTGGTAAGCAGATGCTTGAAATGAGGGGAAAGCTTCGGAATGAGCATGTTGCCCACATGACGAGCGATAAACACAAAAACTATGTGATCCGCAGTCTCCGCAGGGATGAGACTGAACTGCTGAAGGACTTTTTGTATGAAGCAATCTTTATACCGAAAGGCGTGGAGCCACCGGAACGAGACATCATTGAGAGTCCGGAACTACGCGTGTATACCGATAATTTCGGCACTCGGAGGGGAGACAACTGTCTTGTGGCAGATTTTGGCGACAAAGTGATCGGCGCGGTATGGACGCGAATCATGGATGATTACGGCCATGTGGATGAAAAAACACCCTCCTTTGCGATTTCACTGTATAAGGAATACCGCAGGCAGGGCATCGGATCGCAGCTCATGGTGAAGATGCTTGAACTGTTGAAGTGGCAGGGGTATGAACGAGCATCTCTGGCGGTACAGAAAGCGAATTATGCCGTGAAGATGTATACGGATCTTGGATTCAAGACGCTCAAAGAAACCGCTGAAGAGTACATAATGGTATGCGAATTATAATCAGCGGAAACGCATATCCATTAAACCAATGGTCGATTGTGACGATATGAAGATGCTGATAAGCTTTTTTGAAGTGATAGAACAATATCTGTCAGAGGATTCCTGATATGATTTCCCAATCGTAAGAAAAAATAGAAAGGTCAAAATGGTTATGCGGATGGTGAGTGACGTGGGCTGCTGGAATGTGGAAAGGAAAAAAATTTTGCTGTAGCAGAAGCATATGAAAACAGTTCATACGGAGGCTCGGAGCAAAGGGATCCACTTCCCTATCCCCGAGCCTTTTGCATGAATGCAGCGAACACAGCGGATTTGGCTGGTATTGATTGTGCGACAACATGCAGAATTTTTTCAAAAAGTAATGTTGGTAACACGATAATTATAAATAGCCGTGCTGGCTGCGTGTTCTATCTCCCAGCTTTACTTTGTACAATTCTGGTACAAGGCGGAAAGGAGGTAGATGCCAATGCTTTATAAAAACGACACGATTGACAATGCATCTATTGGCTCCTTTATCCGTTCCGCAAGAAAGATGAAAGGGTTTACCCAGGAATCACTGGCAAAAGCTGTGAACATAGACTCCAAGTATCTCAGTCAGGTGGAACGAGGGGTATCCTTACCTTCCTATCCCTTGATGGTTGCTTTCAGCGACACATTGAAGGTCAGCATGGAATTCCTTACCAGAGGAGTCGAAGGATCAAGTAAATCGGTCGATAAAGAAACGCTGTTCTGCATTCCGGAGGCGAAAGGTTTAACGGTGGATGAGTATCAATTCATAGAAAAGTCGATGAGGGACTTGATAAAGAATCTAAAGAAGAGAAAATCATAACATATCGCACGGAATGAAGAGCTATCGGGTTCAGCAAATCACAGAATTGTCCTGATAGCAGATAATGAAGAAACGTCCGCAAAGCTATCAGGCTGTTTTGAGGCATGGTAGTTTTGCGGGTTTTTTGTATCTTTACGCCATGATAACCAGGAGACGGCTGAAAGGAGGTTCAGGTCATGTTAAAGGAGTTATTATCGAGAAAGAAGAAGGACGATTCTTCATCAGAGAAACGGACCGGGAATTTCCGAGAGGTTCCCGAAGAGGACATGCTGCGTTATGAATTCCAGGATCTTCTGTTCCAGATCATTTTCAAAACAGAGACCGCGCTTCATAACGAAGAAGATCCCCTGGAGATTGCAATCGGCGTCATGAAAGCAGCCTGTGAACTGTACGATGCTGACTGGTGCGGGATTTTGACAGCTGATCTTCAGACGCAGGTATTCATACCGGAAATCTGGTATGAAGTCGGTCTCGGTCCGATGAAGGAAACGCTGTTCAACGAGGTGGAGTTCACAGAAGAATTTGCGACATGGGTGCAGCACCTGATGGATCAGGAGCCGCTGGTCATCCCGGACATTGAGGCGATCAGGAAAACGAATCCGAAGGAATATGAGGCGTATAAGAGGCTGGATGCCCGGTCTATCGTCGGTGTCCCTTTCGGTCAGCATCCGTTGGGCTTCATGGTCGTCCGTAATGTAAAGCGTTATGCGGAGCAATATCAGCCGCTTCAGCTGGCGTGCTTCGTGGCCATGATGATGCTGGAACAGATCAGGCGTGCCAGAATGGAAAAAGTCATGTACGTGGAGGAACGGGATGACGGCAAGTTCCATATCCGTTACAACATCCTTGGCCCGCACAACATGGTGATCAAAGGGCATGAGGTCTGCGAACAGGATTTGTCGCATCCGAACCGCCGCGCATGGATTGTAATGCTGTATATGGTGCTGCATAAGATACCGGTGGATCAGCAGAGGCTGATTGAAGAAAACTGGCCGGATGAACCGGAAAGCACTGCAAGGAACAATATCCGGCAGGCAATTTTCCGGATGCACAATGACCTCGCCGCTTATCACGATGTAAAGGTCATTGATGCCCGGAATAAGATGCTGGCATTTTCCGATGATGTGAAGGTCACGACGGATGCACAGGAGCTGGAGGATATTTACCAGCGGACAAGGAAGATGCCGGACGGCAACGATAAGCTGATGTTGCTGGAAAAAGCGTTTTCCCTTTATCGCGGCAGGCTCTTTGTTCAGGGCGAGGCAGATATCGGCACATGGCTGTACACCTATACATCTCATTACAATCAGCTTTACGTCGATATCACATCCGAGATGCTTGCGCTCCTTGGGCGCAATAAGGATTACCGCTGTATCATGGAGCTGGGTCCGCGGGCGCTGGAGATCGAGCCGGGAATTCAGGCGGCGTATTACTGGGTCATTATCGCAGCCGACAACATGGGAAACAGCGTGGCAAGGGAGCAATTCCTGAAGAAAGCGCAGGAGGAACTGATCGAGGAGGAATACGAAAGGCTGACGGAGCTGCTGACGCTCCAGAAGCATTGAAATCGGTCTGAAATCCCGTGTAACAGGAATGTAACAGCTACGGTAACAGCGAAGTAACAGGATCGGAAAAAATATTTTCATGTAACAGGATTGTAGCAGTCTGTGTAGCAGGCTGAGTCACAGCCACTGAGTAGAGTGTCCGATGCAAAAACAAAATGCATCGGAAAGGACATCTTCTTGGTGACTGGGTATGGAAATTGAAAACCTGCCGGAGGCGGTTGTTTTTGCAGAGTATTGCAGAAGCAACCGCCTCTTATTTTTTTGCCCATTTTCAGGGCTTCACTGTCGGTCTCCTCCGGTTTCGAGGTTTGCGGACAAAACACAAATCTCAAACGAAATCGGAGGAAAAACATGAGAACAACAAGATTCAATATGAAGGACTTTGGAACGAGGCTCCGCAAGCTGAGACAGGCCTGCGGCATGACGCAGGAGGAGTTCTGCGACAAGATCGGCATCAGCGATACGCACTACCGGAAGATCGAAGCCGGCAGCCGCACCGGATCGCTGGAGCTGATCGTGGAGATGGCGGAATACTTCCATGTGAGCCTGGATTATCTGCTGCTCGGAGAGATGGAATCCAACAGCAAGGCCAAAAAGGATATCCTGGCCGTCATCGAAAGCCTGACGAAAATCGCACGGGAACTGTGAACCGGTCATAAAAAGGACGGTGACCGGTCGCTTGAGGCGCTAAAATTCACGATTCACTGGCCCTAAAATTGGTGCCGTAGGAGGGACATTCCCTCCTGCGGTACATGGGCTCTTTGAAAAGTGAATATGCATTCATCAGATACTTCCCCGTGCGGGTGCGAAAGCGCCAGCCAGTTGAACCATGCGCATTGACGCCGCAAGGCAGAGCGAGAAACATGCCGTTCATAAATGCAGGACCGCTACCTGCAAGGCCGTGAAACGCACGGGTACAATGGTACTTCTGTCCAGCCACAGCCCCGGGTGGAACCGGGATCACGCAATGGGGGCAGCTGCGGGAGATCCTCGCGGGGGTGAGAGGCCCATGGAGCGGAAAGCATTCCGCCGTCTGATGACTTCCTGGATCACTGGGGTGTTGGGAACAAATAAGTGATACGAAGAAATAAACGTTACACCGCCGGTCGTCACTGGCCGGCGGTGATACATCAACATGATTTTGACAGAGAGGACAGCCAATGAAAGAGCAAGTTTACCGCAAGGGAGACGTTTTCCTTGCAGACCTTGGCATTCCTCACGGCTCCGAACAAGGCGGCAGGCGTCCGGTCGTGATCGTCCAGAATGATTACGGCCTGTTCTACGCTCCGACTGTGACCATGGTTCCGATGACAACGGTATTGAAGAAACAAGGCCTGAAAACGCATTACGTTCTGAAGTATTCGGACTGCATCCGGTATCCTTCCATGGTCGAGGCCGAGCAGGTGAATACTATCGACAAGGACAGGATCAACCGCAAACTTGGCCGCCTGGACAAGCGAGATATCGCCGGGGTTGAGGAAGCTCTCAGGAATCACTTTGGCTTCGATATACCCGACTGTATCGAGGCTCCGTGAAGGAAGGACAGATCAAATGAGCATTGAGGAAATGAGAGGCGTCGATGTCCGGACGGTTCAGGCAGATCAGCTGGCAGACCGGCGCGGCATCGTCATTGACCAGAAGCTGCCGCGTAAGGAACGGCTGCGCCAGTATATCCGCCAGGTAAGAAATCCCTACTGCTACGTGGACGACGGCGTGATCGTAAAGGTCAGCTTCAGCAATACCAAAGAAACCATAGAGGACAGGCTTGAGGCATATATCCGCAGCATGTAACGCGGCATTTGTCAAGCTTGTCGGCGGGGATATCGACATCCTCGCTTATACATAGAAAAAAGACTACTCTGGCGAGGAAAGGAGGATGGACATTATGACAGAAAAAGTTTGGAATGTCGCTGCATACTGCCGTTTGTCCCGCGATGACGGCGACAAAGCAGAAAGTAACTCCATCGGTAGCCAGAGGGATATTATCCGTGAGTTCCTTCGTGATCGCACAGATATGGTCATCGTCAAGGAATACGTCGATGACGGCTATTCGGGCGTGAACTTCGACCGCCCCGGCTTCAAGCAGATGATGGAGGATATCCGGCAGAAAAAGATCAACTGTATCGTCTGCAAGGATCTCTCCCGTTTTGCCAGAAACTATATTGATTCCGGCAGATACCTGGAGAAAATCTTCCCGTTCATGGGCGTGCGCTTCATTGCGATCAACGACAGCTATGACAGCAACGGAGAAAAGACGCAGGCAGATTCGCTGATCGTTCCGTTCAAGAACCTGATCAACGATGCGTACTGCAAGGACATTTCCATGAAGATCCGCACCCAGCTGGATATCAAGAGAAAAATGGGCGACTTCATCGGCGCGTTTGCCACCTACGGTTACCGGAAAGACCCGGAAAACAAAAACCGGCTGCTGGTGGACGAGGAGGCAGCGCAGGTCGTGGAGATGATCTTCAAGTACCGGCTTCAGGGAATGAGCAATACGAGGATTGCCGCGAAACTCAATTCCATGGGCGTACTCAGCCCCATGGAATACAAGCGTTCAAAGGGAATGAAATACGGCTCCGGCTTCTGCACCAGTACGCAGGCAACATGGAACGCCGGTTCCGTACAGCGTGTGCTGACCAATCGGATTTACCTTGGAACGCTGACTCAGCATAAGCGCGGGACTCCGAATTACAAGGTGAAGAAAGAAGTCCATTACAGTGAGGATGACTGGATCACGGTGGAAGAAAACCATGACGCCATCATTAAGGAGACGGACTTCGAGACCGTACAGAGCCTGCTGGGGAAAGACATCCGGGTAGCCCCGGAAAAGGAAGCCAGCCATATCTTTGCCGGCTTCGTGTACTGCGGGGACTGTCTGCACGCCATGGCGCGGAAGGCGGTTCCTTCCCATGGCAAACGGTATTACTACTTCGTCTGCTCCACGAATAAGGCGAAACAGGGATGCAGCCCGCACAGCTTCAGCGAAAGCAAACTGGAGAAGATCGTCTTCCAGCTTGTCCGCGATCAGATCAATCTGGTCTGTGAGGTAGATGCAGTGCTGGACTATATCGCTTCCCTCCCGGAACAGCAGCGGAAAGTCTTCGACTACGACGCACAGCTGACCAGGCTGGAGGATGAAATCAAGCGGTATCAGGATTTGAAGCTGAATCTGTACAGCGACATGGCGGACGGCATGATTTCCAAAGAAGAATACCTGGAGTTCCGCAGCGGCTATGACCGTAGGATTCATGAACGGCAGAAAGCCATGGTTCAGATCAAGGAAGAACGGCTGCTGACTGTGGAGAACGGTGAGCGGCATTCGGAATGGATTGACCTGTTCCGGCAGTATGAAAACATCACAGAGCTGCAACGGGCAGTCGTGGTGAATCTGATCGAGCGTATCGTAATTTACGACGCGAAGCACATCGAAGTGGTCTTTCGCTATCAGGATCAGCTGGATGAGGCAGTCCAATACATAGATCGCTACAAAGACATTCTCCCGGAGGAGGCATAAAGATGGGAAGAAGGAAAAGACAGACGTTTCTGGAGGAAACGCAGCCAGCGGTAAGCGCAGCTGCTCCGGAAATCATCCAATGGGAGACAGCGATCTATGCGCGGCTCTCCGTGGAAAACAGCAAGAAGGATGACGGCGGCGCATCCATCGAGGAGCAGGTGGCTATCTGCCGGGAATATATCGACGAGCATCCGTATCTGCATCTTGCCGGGACATTTATCGACAACGGCTGGACAGGGACAAACATGAAGCGTCCGCAGTTCCAGAAGATGATCGAAGAAATCAAGGAAGGACGGATCAAGGCGCTTGTCATCAAGGATTTCTCCCGGTTTTCCCGTGACTACATCGAAGCGGGCAATCTGCTGGAGAATGTGTTCCCATTCTTCGGGGTGCGCTTCATCTCTGTATCCGACAATTACGACAGCTTTGAAACGGACGGTTCTGCTGAAAGTCTGCTGATCCCGCTGAAGAATCTAATCAACAGCTTCTATTCGCGGGACATGTCCAGAAAGGTATCAACCGCCGTTCACACGAAGCAGCTTGCCGCAGAGCATATCCCCAGCGCGATTCCTTACGGGTATCGCAAGTCAACGACGCAGGCATACCGCTTTGAGCCTGATCCGGAGACACGGGATGTGGTGACAAGGATTTTCAAGATGCGGCTGGACGGTATGGAGTTCTCTGCAATTGCCAGAAAGCTGAACGAGGAAGGGATTCCTTCGCCGGGGCATCTGCGCTGGCTGCGCGGTGTCAGCAAAGACCCGAAATATGAGCACGCCAAGTGGAACTGCCCCTGCGTGAAGCAGATCTGCATGAATCCGACCTATACCGGCGACCTGGTATTCGGGCGGATGCCGACTGCGCTCTATCTGGGGCAGCCGGATTACCACTACGAATACGATGAAAGCAAGTGGCGCATCCTGAAGGATATGCATGAGCCGCTGATAGACCGGGAGACCTTTGAAATCCTGAAGGAGCGTCGGATCAAGCGTAATAAGGAATGGAACGACAAGCTGGAAGCTACGAAGGAATTCCGGGAGAACAACCAGCCGTTGTTCCATAAGATGATCTTCTGCGGTGACTGCGGCAGGGCGATGGGCTATCACAGGAGCATCAAGCCCGGAAGTAAAAACGGCACATACCATTGCCAGAATTATTTTCTTGATGAAGGCCAGCATGGGTTTCACAACATGGCGCAGACAAAGATCGTCGCTGTGGTTCAGCATGTGATTTCGGATCAGCTGCTCTATCTGGCTGATTTCGATGCCCTGACGGCCCGGTTGAAGCGCGGGGAGGAAACCGGCAGGCAGACGGAGCTTCGGAATGAAGTGCAGAGCCTGTCGGTGCAGATGAAATCCCGGCAGGTAAGGCGGGAACGGTTGTATGAGGATTACAGCGACGGTATCCTGACTGCGGAAGAATATACGATGATGAAGCAGCGCTTTGACGAGGAATACCAGCAGCTGAACCGTCAGTTGAACGCGCTTTTAGTGCAGCAGGCAAAGCTGAACAAGACCCTTTCCAGCGAGAACAAGTGGCTGGAGAGTATGCATAGCGTCATTGACGGCGGTGAGCTTACCAGGGAGCTGGTTGTGGCCTTAGTCGAGAAGGTACTGGTCTATGAAGACGCGGATCACCGGAAACGGATCGAAGTGGTTCTCAAATACCAGGAAGATTTTGAAACGCTCCGGAGTGCCTGGGAGGAGCTGAAAGGAGAAGGTCAGGAATGAAGAAGATGTTCTTATACATCCGGTTGTCTGACGCTGATGACGATCTGAAAAACAAGACCGAAAGCAACAGCGTGGCCAATCAGAGGGCTTTGTTGTACCAGTACATCAAAACCCATGAAGAACTCCGGCTCTATGAAGCGGTCGAGTTCGTGGACGACGGATTCTCCGGCACCAATGACCGAAGGCCGTCTTTCGAGCGGATGATCGAAGCTCTGAAAAACGGAGAAGCCAAGCTGGTGCTCTGCAAGGATTTCAGCCGGTTCTTCCGCGACTACGTGGAGATCGGTGATTATCTGGAGCGGATCTTCCCGTTCCTGGGCGTGCGCTTCATTTCCGTCAACGACGGTTACGACAGCGACGATTACAAGGGAACGACCGGTGGCATGGATGTAGTCATGCGCTATATCGTTTATTCCTATTACAGCCGCGATCTTTCACAGAAGATCAAGACGGTGATGCGCTCCAGGATCAAGCACGGAGAATACATAGCCAGTCACGCGCCCTACGGGTACATCAAAGACCCGCAGGACAAGCATAAGCTGATTCCTGATCCGGTGGCAGCACCGATTGTACAGAGAATCTTCGCGCTGGCTGTGGAAGGCAAAAACTGCGGCCAGATCGCAAAAATCCTGAATGAAGAGCATGTGGAAACGCCGGCGGCCCACTTTGCCAGAATCCATCCTGAGAGCAAGAAGCATAAAAAGCGGTCTCCCAAGCAGGACTGGGGCTCCTTTTCCGTTCGGAATATCATTGAGCGCCTGGAATACACCGGAGCGAACGTGAGTTACAAACGGGATTATAAGAGTCTCGACCATCCTACCAGCAACAAAAAGGATAAAGCTGACTGGGTGATTATCCCGGACTGCAATGTACCACTGATCTCACAGGAAACCTACGAAAAAGCGCAGTCTGCGATTGCCGTTGGGAAATCATATTCAAAGCGAACGCTGGATTATCCGCTCCGTTCGCTTCTGCGGTGCGGGGAATGTGAAAGGGCTATGGTGCGGCACTCAAGGGCAAAGCGCATTTATTACCAGTGCGAGGCTTCCCGGTATTCTGCCGAGACGACATGCCCACTGGGTGAGAAATTCTATGAAGACGAACTGGAAAAAGTCGTGATCGGAAGTCTTCGGCATTTACTGGAGCTCCTGGTGGATCACGATAAGAAGATTCAGGAGGCGGCAGCCAAGACCAAAGGCTCCATGGACAACATGAAGCAGACGGTTCTCAAGCTGGAAAGCAAAATGAAGCGCAATCAGAGTGAACGTCTCGGCGCATATGAGCGCTATTCTGACGGCAGGATCGGCAGGGACGAGTATCTGGCCATGCGGGATAAGCTCACCGAGGAAAACGCGCTAATGCAGGCGCAACTGACTGAGCTACAGGAAGGCATCGCGGCACTGGAAGCAAAGACCGATCCGGAGATGGAGCTTTACGACAGCGAGGCAAGGAACCTTCTGAGGGCAGAGAACGTAACCAATGAAATGCTGCTGTTCTTCATTTCCAGAGTGAAGGTGTTCAGCGGCATGAGGCTTGAGATCGAATTCCGCTTCAGCGATGAGCTGATGACGGAGCTGGGAGGCGGAGAAAATGGCTAAAATACGAGAAAGTTCAGGTGTCCCGCCGTAAGAAAAGAGATGACGGGAAGCTCTGAATCTGCTATAATATTATGCCAGATATGGAGACTGGTTTCTGTTTTCAGAGGAGAATATGCTGATAAAATAACGCGGATTCAGGGCAACCTGCATTTTGAATATTGAGGTGAAGAGATATGTATTCTACGGAGAGCAGACAACTGAATAGGGCTGCTCGTTGCTCTCCAAGGGGTACATATTTTTTTAGTCCTTGCATAGCACGAGCAAATCCGCCTTTTAATCTCTCTGACTGGGGAGCTGATAAACTGAAGGATGATGTCCGTTGGCAGTATGGCATGCCCCCTGCCGGGAATGCGAACTTTGCGTGGCTTCAGCACATGATTTATCATTTGGCTCCAGCTGGAAAAATTGGAATGGTTCTTGCAAATGGATCCCTTTCATCTCAGTCTGGAGGAGAGGGCGAGATTCGGAAGAACATCATTAATGCTGATCTAGTGGAGTGCATTATAGCAATGCCGACACAGCTTTTTTACACGACGCAGATTCCGGTATCTCTTTGGTTTTTAAACAAGCAGAAGAAACAACCGGGTAAAACATTGTTTATTGATGCCAGAAAGCTTGGCACGATGGTCAGCCGCAAGCTGAGAGAACTTACAGAGGACGATATACAAAAGATCGCTAATACATATAAGA